GAGGCACTTGAGAAGGATATGAACCACTATCTGACGGTGACGGCCACCGAGTATTACCCAGACACCGACCGCATGCTGTTCCTGTATGGCTTTGGCGGCACTGGCGTGAAGAAGGTGTACTACTGTCCGTTACGAAATCGTCCTGTCAGCGAATCAATTGATGCCGAAGACTTTATCGTCAACAACACGGCAACTGATCTGGCCAATGCAAAGCGAATCACTCAGCGCGTCATGATGCGGCCCAGTGTGGTCAAGCGCATGCAAATCATTGGAGCGTACCGAGATGTGCAACTGTCGCAACCTATGCAAACCACGCCCGATTCGGCCCAACTTGAGAAAGCCAACATCCAAGGTGTGCAGCCAGAAACATTCCAAGCCGAAGATCGTGATCGGGAGATTTATGAAATCTGCTGCGAACTGGACATCAAGGGCTTTGAGCACAAGATTGATGGAGAGATTACAGGCCTCGAAATCCCTTATTGTGTTACCATTGACGCATCGTCGAAACAGATTTTGGCCATTCGGCGCAATTACAATGAAGATGACCAAGAGCTCCCAACGGCGCGGCGGCTGTATGTCAAATACCCGTTTGTCCCCGGCTTAGGCTTCTACGACATCGGCCTGCTGCACATGCTCGGCAATACAACCAATGCCATTACAGCTGGTCTGCGTGAGCTGCTTGATGCTGGTATGTATGCCAACTTCCCCGGCTTCTTGTATTCCGATGTGGGATCACGGCAGAATAGCAACATCTTCCGTGTGCCTCCGGGTGGCGGTGCCCAGATCAAGACGGGCGGTCAGCCAATCAGTGATGTTGTAATGCCACTGCCATATAAGGAGCCAAGCTCTACGCTCATGACTTTGATTGATGCCATGCGCCAGACGGGGCAGCGCGTTGGCGGTACGGCTGAGTTGCCGGTCGGTGAGGGCAAGCAAGATGCGCCAGTTGGAACTACCATTGCGCTGATCGAGCAGGCCACCAAGGTGATGAACTCGGTGCACAAGCGCATGCATGCAGCGCAGGCCGAGGAGTTCCAGCTGCTCATTGATTGCTTTAAGGAGCACCCCGAATCATTTTGGCAGAAGAATAAGCAGCCAGCTGCCCCTTGGGACGAGCAACTGTTCCTCCGCTGCCTTGAGGATTACCACTTGGTGCCACAAGCGGATCCCAACACAGCCAGCCACGTACAGCGCATGATGAAGATCAGTGCCTTGACGCAATTGGCACAGCAGGCACCGCAGTTCATCAACATGGTTGAGGTGATCAAGGCATCACTGCATGCAATGGGCTGGGATAACTATCAGCGGTTCATGACACCGCCCGGACCTCCGCCGCCCGATCCAAAGGAAGAGCTGATGAGGGCGCAGGCACAGGCCGCACTGATGACGGCTAAGGCTAAAGCTGCTGCGACAGCGCATAAAATGGCTGGACCGCCCGACACGCATACATCAGCCGCTGAGATGCTTGACGCTCAATCGCGCCACATGGATGCCGAGACAAAGCACAAAGAGATGCAGATCAAGGCAGCGGCCGAACAGCTGGAAGCACAGAACCGTGCCAAGGACCGTGAAAGCCGTGAGATGCTGGCAGCTGCACAGTTGGCTAAGGAGATAGCCCAGCACCCCGATACAATGGCGCTGGTGCAGCGCTTTGTGTCACCAGAGATGCTCCACAAGTTACAAACACCGGGATAAGCCATGGCCGACGATACCGTAGACTTAGCAAAGCAAGTATTATCTGAGAAACCTGCCGTTCGGCCTAAATTTTCTATTGCGGGAAAGGGGTTTACACCATCGCAAGACCAAAATGGGTACCAGTTTCAAAAACTTGCGCCCGGCCAAGTCAATACAATGTCTTTGGCGACAATATTTGACAAGGCTATCAACAGGCATTTATCTTTGTCTCCAGCTGACCGTGTTGTTAATTCTCGCAATGCTGTCAAAGCTTTAGAGCCACATTTGGGTGTTAGAAAAGACGGCAAACCAATAGCATTGTTAAGCCAAAACGCTAAGTTGCTTAAAGCTGCCACTGGGACGGATGAAAAAGAACCTATTAAAATACCAGATGGGCGTGGCGTAGAAACCATTGGGTTGTCTTTATTCCCAGATTACAAAGAGGGTGACTTTAAAGTTTGCCCTAATTCAGCATCCTGCCGCGATGTTTGTTTGGGTAAACATGCAGGGCAGTTTTCTGAAGCATTTACGCAAGCACAAAATAAAGTTGGTAAATTAAGTGTTCGAGACCGAGCAATGAATAGAACCAAAGCAATGATGCGTGAACCCGAAGCATTTGCTGTAAGGCTGTATGATGATATTATGGCCGCGAAGATGGAAGCAGAACGGAATGGCAACCATTTGGGTGTTAGGTTAAACACCTTGTCTGATCTAAACCCGCGCATACATGATGCGATTATCAAGAACCATCCCGATGTTTCATTCTATGATTACACAAAGATGGCGTGGAAACCCATATCGGACAACCACCATTACACTTATTCATCAACTGGTGCTTCCCAAGAGGGTGTAGATAACCCACATACCAACTGGAAAAAAATGCGCCGCCATTTGGATAGTGGTAGAAATGTTGCTATGGTGTTTACAAACAAAGAAAAAGCGTTGCCAGAATATGTGCATGACAAAGAAACAGATAAAAAATACAAAGTCATAGACGGCAGATGGCATGATTTTAGACCGCTTGATGAATTGGAACGCGAAGAAGGAACAGACGGCAATATTGTTGGTTTGAGCAATCTCAAATCAACTGGCGTAAGAGATGATGCACATAAAGATTCTAAAGGGTTCTTTGTAAGATATGACCCTAAAACTATGGGCAACACTGCGCCAATCATACAACAAAAGCAGCAGATGACTGACATGGATAACGACAGCAAAGTGGAACCACAACAATGACCTTATCTCGCCCGAAACTTCCCGGTGACATCTATCATCAGCAGTTCCACAATTTGGAGCACCATGACCTTAGTGAACATACACGGCCTATGTGGTACGAAATGCCAGAAGCGGCACAAGCTTTTGCGCCCAAATACAACCGTGGGGGATCTGTTATTAGCCAGTTGAAAAACCATAACAAACGGCATGAAACGTCAGTAATTCCCGGGGTGCACATTGTCGGGCATCTGCCGATCTTTCATGGGAAGCCGTGATGTTTGAAGAAGGTGAAAAATACAACGGTCCAATACCTCAAATAAAATATTTACCTACTCATGCAATTGAGCATTCTGGGCAAGCTGGCGAGGTTCATCAAGTCAGTGATGAGGTCGCAAGAAATATGGACTTTTCTTCCCCAGTTGAAGCAACAGCATTTCGATATGGGCGAAATCATGACGAATTTGAACCTTCTGTTCAACTTTCAGACGGGCACCACCGGTTAGCTGCTGCTAAACAAATCGGGCGGACACATTTACCTGTAAATTTAATTGCTCGTAATGCTAAGGGTGAAAAGTTAAACGCCTTGAAGGCTCTATCTGACGAGATTGAGAACAATTTGTCAAAAAAATCTATTGGCAAGGCAGACGGCGGTCCTGTAGATCAACAAAGCCTCACAGCTTATCATGGGTCGCCTCATGACTTTGATCAGTTTGACACCAGCAAGATTGGCACGGGCGAAGGTGCACAATCCTTTGGCCACGGGCTATATTTTGCTCAGAATGAGGATGTTGCTAAGAACTACAGAGACAAGTTAGCTGGTCAAGATACGTATATGATTGACCATATCTTGGAGCATGCGCCCGAATTAAAAAATGCAGACAGAGACACCCAAATGGATCTGCATAAGTGGGCAATGAATGAAAAGCATGATCCATATAGTGCGGCAAAGTGGGCTCAAGTTGGCAATTCAAGACTGCGCGAGTTTGACCAGAACCGCATTGCTAACGTATTGGCATCATACAGAAATGCATCTCGCGGCCACATGTATGAGGTCGGCATTAAAGCTCACCCCAACGACTTTTTGGATTGGGATGACTACAAAGCCAATCAATCAAACAAAGTTCACAGAGCTGTCAGCAAGTTGATTGAGGATAAAATTAACAAAGAAAACCCCTCAAATGAGGATAAATACCGCTATCTTTCACCAACATTGAAGGGCCGTGAGATTTACTCGCTCATTCATGAAGACCCTCAAGAAGCGTCTAAGTTACTGCATGCGCACGGTATTAAGGGCATCAAGTACTTAGACGAACTGTCTCGGTTTAAAGATGACGATGATGAAGACAAGACGTACAACTACGTTGTATTTGACGACAAGGACGTGCACGTAAGGCGCAAATATGCCCACGGCGGCGATGTAGAGCGCAAGCACTATGAAGACGGCGGTGGCACAGACGGCGGCGGCGGTGGTGGAACTGATGCCGGTGGGTTTGGTGCTGGTGTGGGCGGCAATGATGCTGGTGCGCAAGGCATGGGCAGTGGTGACGGACCCGGCGGCGGTGGCGGTGGCGGTGATAGCGGTCCAGCCGTTCCAGAAGCTGTCGCACAACAGCCAGAAGAGAAAAAGCCAGATCCGATTGCGCCTAAACCGCTGACACCCGAGAATATGGGGCTCAATTTGGGGTATACTGGTGCCCTAAAGCCAACAATCACTGGGGCGATGCCGACACCGTATGCCGAAGGTGGGATAGTTGACGCAGCAATGCGCAAAGTAAATTCTAAGTATTCACCAGAGGGATTACCATTGTCTGCTATGGAAATATTGAGTAAGATAGCAAGAACGGGTTAATCCATTACCGCACCAAGGGCACAACATGTCTCACACTTACATCAAGGAAGCCAAAGCTTCCCGCGCCAAGAAGCTGAAATCATATAATTCAGCTGAACCCAAGAAGGTCGATTCGTCCGATTGGTCCCCTGCAGAGCCCTTAAATGCGGACGTAAAGACCGGCATGCGCCCAGTTAGCAAGCGGGCCTTTAAACGCGGTGGCAAGGTTGCCCATAAGATTGAAGGCGCACATAGCAAAATGCGCCATGACCGCAAGGCCCGTAAGAGCGGCGGTAAAACTGGTGAAATGCCATTAGTTGACCGTTTTGTTAACCGCGACATGCACAAAGCCAACGATTATCGTTCTGGCGAAAAACATGTAGGCGGCATGAAAACTGGCGGTCGCGCCAAGAAAGCCATCGGTGGTGCGGATATGGGCATGATGAGCCCAGTGAGCCCCGTAGCACAAGCCAGCCAGCGCATTGCCAATATGGCATCATCTGCGCCCACAACTGGCATGAATACCGGCATTCCAACCCGTGCAATGCGTGTTAGTCCAATGCTTTCTGGCCACATGAACAAGGGTGGCAAGGTTAAGCATCCCGATGAGGCAGAAGACAAGAAGCTGATCAAGAAGATGGTCAAGACCTCTGCCATGAAACGTGAGGAGCACTGCTGGGGCGGTAAAGCCGAAGGCAAGAAAAAGCAAGGTGGTGGCGTATTCTCTGGCAATAGCAAAGAGAAAATTCCCGGCGCAACTGGTGGCCGCAAAGCCAAGATGGGCGGCGGTGGTTTCCGTCCTAGCGAGTTGACGCAGTATGAGATGGCTCGTCGCCCCGCTGTGCAGGCCGCTGACGATTATTTGATGGACAGCGCCAACAATGAAGACAAGCTGCGTGACGCTACCCGCAACTTTGAACGTGTAGCCGGTGAGACTGGCTATTCCAACCGCAAGCACGGTGGCCGTTCCAAACATGCAGCCGGTGGTGCAGCTAAGGGCAAGGGCAAGACTGACATCAAGATCATTGTCGCGCCTCACTCTGGCCAGCCAATGGGTCAACAGCAGCCAGCTGGTGGCATGATGCCTCCGCAGCCAGTTCCGATGCCTGCACGTCCTCCAATGGGCAATATGCCAGTTGGTGGTGCACCGATGGGCATGGACCCGAACCTTGCATTGCTGGCAGCTCGTGGTGGCGCTGGTCCGCAGCCTCAGCCGCAAATGCCCATGGGTCGGAAAACCGGCGGTCGTGTGGCTCGTACCGAGCATGTAATTGATCATGCAGCTGGTGGTGGTCTCGGTCGTCTTGAGAAGATCAAAGCTTACGGTTACAAAGGCAAGTAATAGCTTCTAGCCCGTGTAAAACTGATTGTGGGGGTGTGACTTTAACCAGTCATGCCCCCATTTTACTTGCGCCAATACTTGGAGAGGCGCGATGAAACCTTATGATTCGGCAGTAGCATATGAAGTTGCCAAGCAAATACATGAGCTGATTGGTAAGATTACTGAATCTCTGACCATGGGTTACATGTCCGAAAAAGAATACGCACGTGAATGCGGCATTCTCAACGGTTTAAAGCGTTCCCTCGAAATATTGGATGATGCCGAAGTGTTTGTTCGTAGGGGCAAGCACATATGGGAAATTGAAGAGGAACAAAACCGAAATGCCATATCGTCGTATGAGTCATAGTGTCGATCCCAAGAAGGTAATTCTTGATGACATGGGCGACATCTCAAATGTGAAACTGTTTAACAACCAAGTTTTGGTGGCCATTTACTTGCGCCCAGAACAGACATCGACCGGTGTTTGGTTGCCAGAAAAGAATCGTGATGAAGACAAATATCAAGGCAAGGCTGGGCTCGTGATCAAGCTTGGTCCGTTAGCCTTTGATGAAGCAAATGATAACTTTTTCAAAGACGTAGACGTAAAACTTCACGATTGGGTTTACTTCAAGCCGTCTGATGGGTGGTCCATTACGGTGCATGGGGTTCTCTGCCGCATTCTCGATGACAGCGCCGTTCGGGGCAAGATCGATGCGCCGGATGTAGTTTGGTAAGGAGTGTATGATGTCAGATGAAAACAAAGACGAAATCGAAGTCGTTCTTGAAGCGCCAGAGCCCGATGCTGCCGACACACCGGCTGCGGGAACTGATGAAGTTCCGTTTGATAAGGGAATTGAAGCCCTTAAAGCTCAACTTGAAGAGGAAAAGCAAAAGCGACTTGCAGCCGAATCAGCGGCGCACGAAGCTTCTCGTCTCGCTCAACAAGCTAAGGTTGAGGTTGCAGATAATGAGATGCACCTCATTAACAACGCAATTGAAGCCGTAAAGCGCAATGCTGAGTTATTGAAGCGCGAATATGCCGAGGCGCTCTCCACTGGAGCG